ATCTGCGCATGTCTCGTGGGCTCGGAGATGTGTATAAGAGACAGAATATATACAGAATGTTGAAAATGTGAAGAAATATCTACAAAGTAAAGGAAAAGAGGTACTAAAATGAAAGCATTTATAGCTTACAGAAACGCAGACGGTAGCTTTGGAGAACTAGAGCCACTTAACAAGGAAGCAAAAGAGCAAGAGAAAACTTTCAGCGAAAAGGAAACTGATGCTTTTGCTCATATTGTTCTTGATGCAATGCTCAGAAACAAAGATAAGGTTAAATCATGAAACTAAAGATTAACTTTATCAACAGGACAAGCCGTACAGCAGTAAATGTTAGAGAAGCCTATGTGCTTGGTAATCTTTTGGTTGTCAAGCACATCAACGGCAGAAGAACATTTATTGACTATCACTCTATTAAGAGAGTAAGAAAATTAAAGTAAAAGATAAGGAAAAGGTGGAAAATATGAATATTTCAATTTCAACACTAGTTATTATGGCAGTGGTATTTATTGTACTTATTTTAAGCATTGTGCTCTTGACAGGAAAAGTTGTAGCCTACCACAAGGCTTATGAAGATTTGCTTAATAGAAGCAAAAATTATTTGAATTTGTCAAAGAACTGTAACAAAACATCTGAGTCAATTATTCAGCAAAACAAAGACCTTCTTAATGAGCGTGAAATGTACAGAGCACAACTAAGAAGTTTAACAACTTCTGCAGAACAGTTACATCAAGACAACTTTAAGTTGAGAAAAGAGATTAGAGAAATTAAAGATATAAACAAAAAGCTAGTTAGTTCTGATAGTTGCAAGGCTCTAAAAAAGCTCAATACAAAATACGAAAGCTTGAGATTTGATTTTTTTGACATCAAATTATTCCTATCCCGTATGCAGACTTGGAAAGATGAAGAACTACAGAACATGGCAAAGTTATATATTACTGATACCTACAGTAAATATAATAGTGATTTTAAAAAGTTTTGTAATGAAAGAAATTCTGAAGGCGAAACTAATTTAGAAGTGATAGAAGATTGTCTTAATGAAATCGAAAAGGATTTCGCTTTCTCAAAGAAGAATGGTGAAACAAATGAAGAAGATTAAGATTGTTGGATTTATTGTTGTAACTGTTGCAACTTATGTTGTTTCGCTGATTTATGGCATCACATTAACTGCCAAGAATGGTGGTCTGATGTTGCTACCGGTGCTTTACTTCTGCTTAGTGTATGTAGTACCTCATATGGTTAGTGACTACATATCAGAGTGGAAAGAAATCATCAATGACGGTGAAGTATGCTTTACAAAAGGTGAAAAGTACCGTAGATGGTTTGAAGAAGCCACCGGTGAAGAGGTTGAAAGACTAGAAACAAGTCTTGAAGGTGAAGAAGTATCTGATAGCAAGTTACAGGCAAGTTAAAGAGAGGTGTAATAATGGATAAGTTTAATCAGCTAGAAAGTCTTGATAAGTTAGCATACACATTTGCTAACACAGACAAGATGATGATGTCTAGCTTGAAGTTTGAAGAAAGAAGCTATGTGACTACTTTAGCAAGTTTGTATATGATGTATGACCTTGTTGGTATACATATCAAGGATAAGGTAGTCAAGATTAAGCAAGATGCACTTAGGGATTTTCGTACAATTCATTCAGAGTTGTACTTTGAGCGATTACATTACCAACAGTGGATTAACTCTATCAAGCATACTGAAAGACAGATAAGAGAGTTAAGAATATCACTAAAAGAAGGTAATGTTCATCAGTCATTAGAAAAGGCTCTTGATATTATAGGAACATTGTTAAAAGAAAACACATTGATTGACTTATATCGTTCTGTTATGCAAAGTGCAGTTACTGATAAAGAAATAGATTCAGCAGTAGCTAAGTATGCAGAAGAATATAATCTTGAAATTGATAGCAAAGATGTTGAAAAAATTATATACAAGTTTATTCAAAGTCTTGGTACACAAGAAGACCTGCTATGCTTTAAGTCTATGACAAAGGAAGAGATAGAGGAATTTTCAAAAAGACTTCCGGATAGAAAAGTGGAAGGTATAAAAACAGAAGTATCTGAAGAATACTTAAAAGCACTGTCAGCAAGTTAGCTGACAGTTACATATGGGATTGTTGAATAATTGGTAATTCATCAGATGAACCGTTCGTGTCTGATATGTAAGTTCAAGTCTTACCAATCCCACAACCACCTCTGCAAGTTACTTACTAAAATCAATTTAAGTGTATCTCCTAAGTTCTAAGATAGATAAAATCCTTCACGCAGAGGTTTATGCAACAAAGGAGAAGGTTACTACATATTCGTAGTACCTTTGTTGCTACAAGAAATGGAACTGTAGCATAAGTAATGCGATTAGATCATCCGTACAGTCTAATTATATAGGTGCAATTCCTATCAGTTCTAACATCTCCGTCTGCAGTTTCTATTATTATTTAATTTCTGACCTTTTCATAAAATATTTTTAGACAAAATTAAATTAGTTTTCTTTCAATAAAAAAAGTTATTAACAAAATTAAAGTCCTTCACGCAGACGGACCTTGAAGCAACGCAAGACTAGGCCAAGGAGAAGGCTACTGTATAGTACCTTGGCCATATATGAGGTTTTAGTTTAGGAAAAACACTCCATTAAAGTTTTCGATGCCTCGAACAACAGGAGAGAGCTGGATCATGCCCAGCAAACCTCACAAAATCTTGATAAGATGTTGTGACTGAAAATTATGGACGTTGTTCAGTCACAATATCCAACAGTAGTACAAGTAGTACAGCAGTACCCTGGCTGCTAATCTAGGTTCAACTCCTAGCTGTTGGTGGTTATTTCCTTATTTTTATTTTTTATACTGACTTCGGTGGTGTAGAGATACACCACCACATCTGCAGTAGCCGTTGGGGTTCAGCAAGTTCAATTCTTGCCTACTGCTAGTACAGTAGTGGCGATTGTACCACACTCTTTTCTTATCTTTGTTAGACCCTGTTCAGAAATGGATAGGGTCAAAGGAGATTTAATATGAAAATTGAAAAATGTAATAAATATAGAAACAATAAAGTTACTTATGATGGAATAATCTTTGATAGCAAAAAAAGAAGCTCAGCGATATGCTGAACTAAAAATGCTAGAAAGAGTAGGAAAAATTAAAGAACTAAAAAGACAAGTTCCTTTCACTCTGATACCAAAGATTTGCGACCAAAACGGCAAGTGTTTGCAACGTGCGTGTAAATATTATGCCGACTTTGTATATATGCTAAATGGAAAACTTGTAGTTGAAGACACAAAAGGTGTCCGAACTGCAGAATATAAAATCAAAAAGAAACTGATGTTATATCAACATAACATCATTATCAAGGAAATATAGGAGTGTGCATAATGGACTTAAAGAAAGTTATTGGCATTTGTAAAAAAAGCAAAGAATTCTGGGTGAGTAATGAAGAGTGTCAAATTTTAAGTGATGGTATTGGATATTATTTACTATCCGAAGATATTCCATTTCTAACATCAGATGTAATTAGTGCATTGTATGACATTGACAAAGATAAGATGGAAAGCAATTATCTTTACAAAAGCTTTACTGCTTTTTCAACAATGTATGAAGATACTTACGCTGATGAAGAAACAATTCAGCCACTTGCTTTTGGTTTATCTTATGAGGGCAAAGACCTTATTTTATTTAAAACAAGTGATGGACTAGTTTTGTTAGATAGTAGTTACTTGAAACCTTTAGGTGTACAATTCTCGGAATTACAATTTACTTTGCGTGATAATGAGTGGATTGCAATTAAAACCGGATTGTTACTTGTAGCAGTAATACATAGATATGGACCATCAAGTATTGAAGATTTTAATGAGGAAGTTAAAACTTTTTATCAGCAAAGTTTAAAATTAAGATAAATGAAAGGTAAGGTGTAAATGATGTTTGCGATAACTGAAGAAGAAGTAAAAGCACTTTTTGAAAAAGAATTGGAAAGTGCAAATAAAGTAAATGCACAGTTTAGTTCTTCACACGAAGCTTATGCAGTGGTGTTAGAAGAAATTGAAGAAGCAAAAGAATGTTTCTACAATATACAAACATTAATTGAAGATTTCTGGCATGGAACAAAAACAAATAATTTTGACGAAAAAATTATGGCTACTGGTAGACTAGAAACTAACACTATTGCACTTATTAGAGAAGCTGTGCAAATTGGTGCTATGTGCGAGAAACTATTTGGATTTCTAAAGGAGTAGTATATGGGAAGAAAATCATGTGAAGGTTGTCGCTACTATAAGGACGGTAACGGTTCTCGTAACAAGAGAAGTGATAGATTTTGTCACTATATGATTGAAACGGATAAGCCACGAAATTGTGATCCGGCAAAGTGTGACAAAAAAATAATTGATGAACCGTATCCTTATAGCAGGAGAAGGAAATGAATAAATTATTTCCAGTTATTCTTATAGCACTTCAATTCCTTGCTTGCATAGGCTATGTAATAAGTAAGGATTATAAAATGGCTATCTATTGGTTATCAGCCGGTGTTTTAAATATTTGCGTGACTTTTTAGGTCGCAGAAAGGAAAGTAAAAATGGATAATATTCTTGTACTAAAAGATATTAGGGATAAGTCAAGAAAAAAGGTTGATGATTTTGTAAATAACTATGCCGGTAATGGTGATGAACAGTTACTATTCAATTTTCTTATAGAGCTTGAAACTTACTATTGCCTCTGTATTTGTGATCGTGATGTAAACAAAATTACAAATCATAAAAGAGATTATGATTACAAAACAGATAAGAATATTTGTAGAGTGTTGTTACTCTACATTAGAGCAATCATTAGACATAACTATTTTAATGATGAAAATGATAGCTTAGATGATTTCTATGATTTAGATGCAGTTTATTGGAAAGAACATGAACAAGAGGCTTATTTAGAATTTATTAAGCTGCTTGAACAGTTAGGATACCAGGTATCTGATGAAGAAAGAAGTTATTATAACGGCACTCATCAAGCTTATAAAGAGTGATAAAACAGAATAAAAAATAAAGGCTCTGATAGATGAAAAAACACCTATCAGAGTTTATTACTATATATAGAAAAGAAAAATAAAGGGTTGAAACACCCTTTATAAACCTTGATTAAGCGATTATTTTTATGACGATTTTCAAAAATAGGAGAATGAAAAATGCACTGGTACAAGAAAATAATCAAGGCTGGACCTTTGAGAGAAGAAATTGTGTATAAGTCAATCAGAAAAATAAATAAACCTCATTCATCAAGATGCTTAGGAAAGAAGAGTAAATCATCAGAAAAGCAAAGACTAAGAAATCTGATGGAATGTAAAAGAAGAGTTCAGAGATTAATCTGCAATAATTTCACAACGAAAGACTTGTATATTACTCTCACATTTAGAGAAGACATATCTGATGAAGACTGCCGAAGAGAATTTACTAACTTTGTTCGCAGATGTAAGAATTATTGCATAAATCACATGAACAAAGAATTTAAATACATAGGATGTACCCAGCGTGGTGAGAAAAAAGGAAGATGGCACGCTCATGTTGTTATCAGTTACATAGATTTTAACATTCTCCGTGATAAGTTGTGGAAAAAAGGTGGCATTAAGATTGAAGGTTTATACGAAGATGGAGCATATGAAAGACTGGCAAAATATATCACATCAGAGAAAACCGGTAAAAGGCAAATGAAACAATCGAGGAATCTTGTAAAGCCATCAGAAAGAGTTATTGAACTGTCGCCTACAGCAGCAATAGTTCGTAGAATTAAAAAGGGCCAAGCTATGAAACAACCTAAAGGCTACTTACCTCTTCTTGACCAGTGCTATACACACATTAATGACATAACTGGAGAATCAGTAAGAATGGTTTACATCAACAATGACTTCTTGTATGGAGGTGGTCGCTATGGCTCGGAGTAATACTGCTCAGTATAGATGCCTATGCCCTTGGTTTCTCCGTGACGGAACAAAAAATATAGATTGTGAAGCATGTAAAGGCTTTGGCAAGGAAATAAGAATAATATTTGACAGTGAAGAAGAAAAGAAGGCTTTTCAAAAAGAATTCTGTTTCGATCGGCATACAGGACTTGATGACTTTACTGCCCGATATAAAAAATGCCCTTATGCAGAGTTGGCCGAATATATGTGGAATAAAAGCTGAACATAGTTTGGCTTATTTCTGATGTAAAAAAATTTTATTTTCCATATATAAGTAAATATATATAAGACAAGCGTACAGCATTTTTTGTGTTGTGCGTTTTTTTATTTGTGTTTTGTTTGAAAAAATAAAAAGTTAAAATCAAAATGAATATATCGCGAGGTGTGAAAAATGAAGAAAGGAAGACGAAAAGCAAAAGATAGTGTTAACTGGACAGAAGCAAGAAGATACTACTTGCAAAATGATGTAAGCTATCAAGATGTTGCAGATAAATTTTGCACAACAAAAGCGAGAGTTGCTGAACATGCACGAGCAGGACCATCAAAAAAAGGTTGGGTTCTTCTTAAAGAAGAATTAAAAAATAAAATAGACACACAAACGGAACAAAAATTTGTTGAAAGACAAGTTAAAAGCAATGTGGAAAACCTTAATTCAGTGTATATGGTTGCTGAGGACTTGATAACAAAAGCTAATGAAGCAGTAGGTGAACTTAATAATCATCTTGTAAAAAGCAAAACGAAGAAGAAAAAAACAAAGTATTCAAATGCAAAAGGTAGAACAAACAAGGCTTTAAGCGAAACAATAACAGAAGAAGAGAAAATCAAATTTGTGCAAGGTGATGTTAATACAAAGAAGATGAAAGACATTGCGACAGTAATTGAGAAAGCTAAAAATATCTTTATTGAACAACCTTCAGAAGACAACGGTTCCGGTGTAATCATAATGCCGGAACAAGAAGAATTAACACCACCAGAGAATGAAGATGTTTTGAATGAGTAGTACAGCAGTATGGTCACCACAGCCAAAGCAAGTTGAAATGATGAAACATGGCGAAGATGAAGGCTTTTACGGTGGTGCAGCAGGTGGTGGAAAATCTGAGTATTTGGTAATAGAAGCGTTGCGACAAGTCTATCATCCACAGTATAAAGCACTTATTTTGCGAAAGACATTCCCAGAATTACAAGAACTTCTAGAAAAAACAATGTACTATTATCCAAAAGCTTATCCAAGAGCAAAATATAACGGTAGTGAACATGTGTGGACTTTTCCTTCAGGTGCTAAAGTTCAATTTGGTTCTTTGCATCATCTCAAAGATAGATTTAAGTATCAAGGACAACAGTACAATTTCATTGGATTTGATGAACTTACACATTTCCAATGGGATGAATACGATTTTTTAAGGTCTAGATGCCGTTCAAAAGCACCAGGCCTAAAGCAGTATATCAGAGCAACAGGAAACCCTGGTGGCATTGGCCACGGTTGGGTAAAAAAATATTTTGTTCGAGCCGGAGAACCAAATAAAACTATATGGGAAAGTCAAAAGATACAGTATCCTGACGGTCACATTGAAAGAATGTGGCTATCAAAAGTCTTTGTACCTTCTAGGGTATATGATAACAAAATCTTGCTACAGAACGATAAGAAGTATCTTGCTAGACTTGCTTTTATGGATGAAGCAAACCGAAAAGCATTCTTGGATGGTGATTGGGATACTTTCGCAGGACAAGTTTTTACTGAATTTAAAATTGGCATAGGTCCTGAGCTTGATACACGAAAAGGAACACATGTTATTAATCCTTTTCGTATTCCACAAAGTTGGTCAATCCTTAGGTCTTTTGACTGGGGTTATACAAAACCATACTCAGTTGGCTGGTGGGCTGTTGACCATGATGGACGGTATTACCGAATTAATGAACTTTATGGATGCACAAATGAACCAAATACAGGTGTTAAACACTCAGTAAGGAAAATAGCTAGCCTTATCAGAGAAAAAGAAGAAACAGATCTAAACCTTAAAGGTAGAGAAATATATGGAGTAGCTGACCCAGCAATATTTGCAGACAGAGATAGTGGTAATTCTTCTATTCAATCAGACTTCGCAAAAGCCGGTGTTTTTTGGAGTAAAGGCAAAAATAACAGATTGTTTGGTAAGATGCAAATGCACTATCGTCTATGTTTTGATGAGAGAGGTATTCCAATGATGTATGTGTTTAATACATGTAAGGACTTTATCAGAACTATACCCAATCTTGTATATAGTGAAGTATCTGTAGAAGATGTTGATACCACACAAGAGGACCATATCTATGATGAAACTAGATATGCCATCATGGAAAATATTATTCCACCAAGAGAATCAGCTATATATACTCCAATATCTTATGACCCTTTGTCTGGCCAACAAATGTATAATGGTGCAAAAATTATTAATTACTAGTGAGGTTAAAAATGCAAGATAATATAAAAAACAAAAATGATACAGCAGTATCAGAAAACAAAAGAGAAACAATAGGTAGAAAAGGTAAGATTGACGAGAAGAAAGTTGCAGAGTTTGAAAGCATCTTGTATAAGTATCGAGATGGAAAGCAATTTCTTGACGAAAAAATCAAAAATGACTACGAATGGTGGAAGCAAAGACATTGGCACTTGCTCAAAGGTAAGCAAGTTGCAGAAGGTAGCAAAACTGTAGATATGGTTAATAAAGAACCTGAACCTACTACTGCACATCTGTTTAGTTGTATTCAGAACAAGCATGCAGATGCAATGGATAACATACCTGAGTTAATATTTCTTCCGGTATCTAAAGATGATGAACAAACATGTTCTATCCTTAACAAGATTATTCCGGTAGTTAACGAACGAAGTAAATTTACTAGAGCGTATAGTGGTTGCTGGTATGACAAGCTGATTGCTGGTGCAGGCATTTATTTTGTTGGTTGGAATCAAAACTTGTATTACGAACTCGGTGATGTGGAAATTAAGAAAGTTGATCCACTCAAACTTTTTTGGAAACCTGGCATTAACAATATTCAGGAAAGTCCTTACACATTTTATGTAGAAGAACTTCCATCAGCAGAAGTTAAAGAACTATATCCGTTTTTGACTATAACAACAGGAAACACTCTTGCACTAAAAGAACATCAGAAAGCTGAGCAAGATATTGAACAGGATATAGTTCAGCTTGTTCATTGTTATTACAAAGTGAATAATAGAATACATTATTGTTATTTTTGTTGTGGCCAAGTTATATATGCTAGTGAAAATGATGATAGATTTAAGGCCACAGGCTATTATCTTCATGGTAAACACCCATTTGTTATTGATAGTTGTTATTCAATCTATAATTCTCCATTTGGTTTTTCTTTGCTAGATGTTGAAAAACCTACGCAAGAACTTATTGACAAATATACCCAGCTTACTGTTAAGAATGTCAAAGATAATGCAGCAGGTAAAAAATTCTATGATAGAAACAGTGGTGTAAATTTAGGTGATTTACAAGACCCTGGCAAAGAATATGTTGCAGTAAACTCTATCAATGATGGAGTTATTAGACATGTAGAAGTAAAAGATATTACTGCTAATATGTCTGGACTTATTAATAATAAAGTCGCAGAGATGAACGAAACATCCGGTAATAGAGATTTCACGCAAGGTGGAACAGTAGCTGGTGTTACATCTGCATCAGCTATAGCAGCTTTACAGGAAAGTGGTAGCAAGGGTAGTAGAGATTTAATCAAGAATACATACGAAGCTATGAAAGAAATAGGTGAGATGGAAATTGAGATAATGCGACAGCGTTATCAGAATACAAGATTCTTTCGTATTACAGGCACAGAGGAAGAGTATGACTTTGTTGAATTTAACAATCAAGATTTGTTACCAAGAGAAATAGAGCAGGAAGATGGTCAGCCTATTCTTCATACACCAGTGTTTGATGTAAAGATTAAGGCACAAAAGCAAAGTCCGTTTTCTACAATGGCCAACAATGAACAGTATCTTAACTTTTTCAAAGCTGGTATGTTTAATCCACAAATTGCTGACCAAGCCCTTTTGTGTGTTGAATTATTAGAGTTTGAAGGTAAAGAAAACCTTATTAGAAAGCTTAAAGAAAATGGAACACTACTACAAACCGTACAAGAACTGCAAGGTCAGTTACAGCAGTTTAATAACATTATTCAAATATTACAACAGAGTCCACAAGGTTATATGTTGGTTCAGAATGCTATGCAACAAGTTCAGCAACAACCGGTTGAACAAATGAATATGGATACTAAGCGTGAAGGTGATCCAAATGCAGGTATTCCTATTGAAACCAATTCAGTTGGTGAGACTCAGCAGTTACATAATTGGCAAGCTAAGAAAGCAGCAGAACAAAGCAAAAACCAAGCTGAACAAAAGTAAGGAGACAAAATGAAAGCTAGAATTGTAAAGCAAGATAAGAAGAAGGAATTCACAGAAATATCTGTAAACATCAATGAGAATAAATACTCGATTACTGCAGTTGGCCATAATCACCCTAAGATATGTGCAGCTATCTCATTCGCTTTGATAACATTAGCACAAGCACTTGAATTTCAACATCAAGATAATAATATCAAAAACTTAGTTATAGATTTGCAACCAGGTAATAGCATTATCGAGTTTGAAGATAACAAAAAAGATAAATCAGAAGCAAGGATTATTGTCAATACAATAGTTGATGGTTTATCTATGCTACAAATGGCTAACAATAGAAAAATCATAATGACTGGTAATGTTTTCGGTGGTTCAGCAGACGAAATACATAAAAAGCAGATTGAACAAATGAGAACAAGAGAAAAAGCTGTATTAGAATATATGAGCAAAAACAATTCTACAGCAGTAAAAAGAGAAGAAACAAAGAAAAAATATGAAGAATATAAAGTTGAACATCCAGGCCATGGAACAGATGATAGTGTAATCGAGAATGGTTATAATGAATTGATGAAGGAGATTGAAAGTAGCAATTAATAAAAGTGCATTGCTTTTGTGAATTGCTACTGAAAATAGTTGTGTTTTGTTTAGAAAAATAATTAGTTATAATAACAGTGACAGAAAAGTCACAGAAAGGACAATATTATGTTCATAACAAAAATGTCAAGATATATATACTCAATGAATTTAAGTCTTTTTGACGGTGCTGGAGCTGGTTCTGGTGGTGCTGGCAATGTAGGTGGTAATGTTGCAGGTGCTAATGGTAACGGTTCAAGTTCGTCTGGCTCAGTTGGGATGACCACAGCTCAGCAGAGAGAAGCTGAAATTAATAGTAGAATACCTTGGGACAGGTTGAAAAACGGTAAACCTGCAGAATTAAATGGTAGTAATCAGAAGAACGCCACTTCTAATGGCAGAAAAGGGGATTTCGCCAATCCAGCCGTTAATCAGAATAATCAAAATATTAATGAAGAGCGTTGGAATGAAGTCAAAAAAGGTGAATTTAAAGACTTCTACGATAAAGATGTGGCTAATGCAGTTAAAAACCGTGTCGGTAATCTACATAGTCAGCTGGAACAGTCTAATGCAACCAATCAAGAGTTACAAAGCATTGTTGATGCTATTAAACTAAGATACCCTGATGCAGATAGCAATGAAGCTTTATTAGCTGCTATCAATGGTGATGATAGTTTAATAGACCAAATGGCTTTTGACAATGGCTTGACTGTTGAGCAATACAGAGAAAGTATGGCTCAGCAAAGACAGTTAAATGATGAGCAACAAGAACTACAGGAACTAAGAAGATGGAAAGAACAGCAAGAACAAAACAAAGTATATGAAAATCAACTACCGGAAGTCCTTGCTAAGTATCCAAACTTTAATATGCAAGAAGCTATACAGAATCCTACATTTGCAAGAGCATTAGCATTACAAAGAATGGATGGTAGTGAACCAAATCTTCTTGAAGCTTATGAGTTCGCTTATAGAGATCAGCTAATGGCACAACAGATTGACCAGACTGTTCAGATGGCCAATAGACATTTCACTGAACAGCAAATTGCAAATAGCTTGTTACCTAATTCTAGTATTACAGGTGGTGTTGCACCGTCAACATCACAGTTGACAAAAGATAAGTACGAACAAGCAAAAGCTTTGATGAAACAAGGTAAGTCAGCAAGTCACCTATTCAGATAGATAATTCCAATTCTCTATTAAAAGAGGAGAATTGATATGAAAACTTATAAATTTACAATGCTACTAACTCTTTTTGATATTACTATTGGACCTGGTGGTTTATATCAGGACAACGGCAATGTAGTTAATGCGATTTCAGTTAGTGCAAATGATTTAACGGTAGAACAGAGAATGTTCTACCATATGGATCTTGTAGAAATCCATAGTGCTAATCTAGTTCATGAGCAGTTTGCTATGCACAGAAAAGTTCCACAAGGCAGTGGTCCTATCTTCTCTATGAGAGGTTTTGACCCTTACGAACCTGCCACTACACCACTTCAGGAAGGTGTAACACCTGCAAAGCCGAATAAGATGAAGCCATTTCAGGTTGTAGCTGAGATTAAATCATATGGTGCATTCACACCTCATACAGATTGGCTGCATATGGTTGCAATGGATGATGTAGCACAGCAGGATATTAAGAAGCTGGGTATTCAGTCTGCACAGACTAAGGAGATTTTGATTAGAGATACCTTATCAGCAGGTAAGTATGTAATGTACGCACCGGTTGAAGCTGCAGATGGTACTCTAACTTATGTGTCTGACAGAACTTCTCTAACATCAAAGAATAAATTCTCTGTTAGAGAAATCCTTAGAGCAGTAGCCTTCTTGAAAAATCACAATGCACAACCTATTGACGGTTCATTTGTATGTATTATTCATCCTGATGTTGAACTTGATGTTCTAACAAGCAAAGGCTTTACTGAACTTGTTAAGTATACAAACAATGTCGAAAGAGTTTATAATGGTGAAATCGGTAAAATCGGTATGGTTCGTTTTGTAGTATCGTCTATGGCTAAAAAATGGGAAAAGGCCGGTGCAAGCGAAACATCCGGTAAAGCAGATGTTTATAGTTCCCTTGTGCTTGCAGACGGTGCTTATGTTGTTGCAGAATATGAAGGTGGAGGCCTTCAGACATTCCTTAAACCAGTTGGTTCTGCCGGTTCTGCTGACCCATTAAACCAGCGTGGTACAAATGGTTGGAAGTTCACTCTTGCAGTAGCTAGAGTAGTTGAAGAGTATATGATCAGAGTTGAAAGTGGTGCTAGTGCTAATCCTTATTACACAACAGCAGCTTAACTAAACTAATTGAATTATCCCACTACAATTAAGTAGTGGGATATTGAAGTATTAAAGGAGAAATAAAAGATGGCAAGAACATCAAAAGATAAAGAAAATGTTGTAGAAGAAGTTACAACTACATCAGTAACAACAGCAGAAAACGAAGAACTTAAAGCATTAAGAGAGGAAAATGCTCGACTTAAAAAGCAATTAAAAGAAAAAGAAAAAACACCGTTAGGAAATGTAACTAATGATGAAGTAGCAATTGACTGTAACGGTAAGAAGTTTACACCTAGAAATGATGGTGGTGATGAACTGAGACGGAGAGGATTATCTGAAGAAGTTGTTCAGAATGAATTAGAACTTCAAAAAGAAGTTACTATTATTCTCCCTAAAGATCCATTTAAGGATGTTGATGTAAGACTATATGACCCATTAAAAAATATTACTATTGCTATTCAGCGTGGTGTTCCAGTAAGAGTTCCGGGTTATATTGCAAAGTCTTTGGAACGTTCACAGAATGCAGATATAGTTACAGCAGAAATGATGAATAAGATGTCAAATGAATTTGCAGAACAGGAAAAAGAATATAATAATTAAATTTTAAGGGTGGTGGCTGGTTCACCACCCTTTATTTAGGTGATACTATGAAAATATCAGAGATTATTGATAGAGTACAACAAGAGTTTCCAGGCCAAGAAATGTTTACGGATAATTGGATAATTAATCAGTTATCAATACTTGACCAGAAAATTAAAAGAGATATTTTTGACACTCACGATTGCCCTCAAAGAGCAACAGAATTAGATAATTATAACTTTGAAACTGACAGAAATACGGAACTACTAGTTAAAGCTCCGTATGATGATACATTATATACAGACTACATATTAGCAATGTGTAATCTAGAACTTAAAGAAGATGATGATTACAACATTAGAATCAATATGTATGAAAGTAAAGAAGAAAATTTGTGGAAAGCAGTAAACAGAAAATATAAGTTTATAGTTCCATATAAAGATTATAGATTTTAGGTGATGATAATATGTACCCAAAATTTAATAGAAGAAGAGAAAATACAATAACAATTAGTACATTCAAAGGTATTAATAGAAGTAAGAATACAGATTTTTCTCAGTTAAGTTATTATAACAGTAGCCATCAAATTGAATTTACTGATATGAAAAACATGACAGATGATTATTATCCCATGCTTGGCAACAGGCCTAAAAGAGAAGCAGTAAGTAGAGTTAATACATTTGACAGAAACGCTATATGTAGTAATTTGCTTGTTTGTAATGATAGCTTAATGTGGCTTGAATCAGATGGTATTATTTATCGTAATAATAGTGAATTTAGCAACTATTTTTCTACAGATGATTTTGATAAGAACATCAAAAGACAGTTAACCCTTATGGGAAACTATATTGTAGTTACTCCGGATAAGGTAAGGATAAACATTACTACAAAAGATGTTGAACTAATTGAAAACATATTTTATTCAAAAAGTGGTTCTGGAGAAATCCAAACATCAAATAATCAAAATGATGTTCCTAGCATTCAACGATTTGTAATTAATACATCAATAGAACAATCAGAATTGGAATATGTAGGAGATACGGCAATTGATTTAACAGATGAAAGTTATCAAAAAACAAATGCTGAAGTAGACAGACTTGCATTGTTCACTAAAATAGGAAATATAGTTGAATATTATGATTATGGGGAAAAGCCAAAAAGAAGTGATAACTGTACTGCAGGTTTATTTTTGCTTACTGATATAGAAAAAAACCAAACCGGTTATTTTAATAAACAAAAAAAGATATTCACAGAAATTTTTGCAAACTATGCAAAAATTATCAGAACAGGAATTGGTAAAGGATTTTCTGTTGGAGATACGGTGGAAATAAGCGAGATTAATAATTCTTGCACTTCAATCTACAGAGGGAAAATAGGTGATTGGGTAGATACACTTAATAGTGTTTTTACTATCTATGATGTAGCTGATGATTATATAGTTATCAATGCAGTTTTAGAGAAGTCAGTACCTTATAGTGGTCCTATTAAAGTATCAAGAACTATGCCTGATATGGACTTTATAATTGAAAGGAACAATAGACTGTGGGGTTGTTCTTCAGGTAATCATGAAATTTATTGTTGTGCAATTGGTGATTGCAAGAATTGGAATATATATCAAGATGCAATAGCTTCTGATAGTTGGGCTTGTACAGTAGGAACACAAGGAGATTTCACAGGTTTAACTAGAATTGGTGATTACTTATATTTCTTTAAAGAAAATTGTATACACAGAATATCTGGTGAATATCCAAGTAACTTTACGGAAACAACAATATATCAAAGTGGTGTTGAAGCTGGTAGTGAACAGTCATTAGTGGCAGTAGGTTCATCACTCTATTATAAATCTCCGGAAGGTATTACTAAGTTTACTGAAGGATATGCCAACGAACTTATAAGTAATGCTGCATTTGATAGTCAAAGATATGTTAATGCCGTAGCAGGCAGGCACAAGAATAAAGTGTATATGTCATTGCAGAATGTTATTACTGGTGATTATGAAGTGTATGTCTATAATACTGACACAAACTTGATTATGAAAGAAGATGATACACAATTTATTTCTACAGTAACACTTAGAGATAATATGTACTTTGTTGATGCTCAGACAGGATACATAAATAGTATTTCAGATAATAATGTTTTTACTGATTTTGCAAGTTACATTCTTCCTGAGAGATTAGCAGAACAAAGAACATTTAATCTTCATGGTAACCAAAGATTGTTTGGTGATGTTGACGGTGATGGTGAAATAACACAAGCTGATGTTGAATTGCTAAAAAAATATACTGCACATAAAGCAGATTTGAATGAAGATGCTTTAACTTCATCAGATGTAACATCAGATGGAAAAGTTAATATTAAAGATGCAACTGCATTAACAAATTACGTACACGATATGAAATTAGTGTATGAAGAAGATATTAATTGGAGTTTTACAACTGGTAATCTTTTTGAAAGTGATTTGTCAAATGAAAAAATCAAAAAATTACAAATTAGAGCTGAGATAACAGGTGATGCAGAGCTGTTAATTCTAACTAATAATAATTCACATTATCAAAAAATTAAGGAATTTAAAGGTCTTAAAAATCAAAATGTATATGTTCCAATTTTTGTTCAGAGATGTGACTACTTGAAAATTAAAATGCAAGGTAAAGGCTCTATAATACTTAAGTATATTGATATTACATATCTTGGAGGTAGTAGTAAATGAGAAGATTATCACATATTAAGACTGATACAAAAAATATAACTGATGTTATAGCTCAGTACAATAAGGCAGTAGATGTTATTAATAGCAATCTATCTAGTATTGGCACAGATAATCTTAATCAAGAACTATTATCTACACTGAGAGAAATGCAAAATGATATTAAGTCTATTAAGAAAAAACTAGGGGTGAAGTAATGAAAACTAGTGTTAAGACACAAACGGCATATAAGAACTTGAATAAGGCTACTAAGAAATATCAGTCAACTGCTAACAATGCACCTACCTACAATGAAAGTGGAAAGACCAAGTCTGCATATAACCAATGGACAAGTTACGAGAAGAATAATAAGCCTGGTGAATATGCTGGAACATGGGCTGATGTTCTTAATCAAAAAGTCACCAATTATATTAATCAAGATCCATACTCATATAAGAGTCAAAATGATGCAAGTTATCAAGCTGCTAAGGACCAGTACACTAAGACCGGTCAACAAGCTATGAAAGATACTATGGCACAAGCTTCAGCACTTACAGGTGGTTATGGAAATACATATTCTCAATCTGTTGGCCAACAACAGTATAATGCTCAAATGGATAATCTATCTCAAAAAGCTATTGAGTATGAACAACAGGCATACAACAGATATGTTGGTGACAGAGAACAACAACTTAATACAATTAATGCATTGCAAAACTTAGATAATACTGAGTATAGTCGTAATCGTGATGCAATTAATGACTACAATACTTTCTTGAATTATTTGCAGAACAAATACACTACTCTTAAAGCTGTTGATGATGATACATTCAATCGTGAGTACAATGTTTGGCAACAACAACTTGGTGCACGTGGTACATTGTTATCAACTGCACAAAACAATTATCAGTACGAAAATACAAATGATATTAATAATTATCAGTTTGATGTTAATACTGATTTACAAAAGCAGCAGTTAGCAGAAACAAAAAGAAAGAATACTGCAGATATTAAATTAGGTCAACAGCAACTAGCAGAAACAAAAGCAAGTAGATTAGATACTAGAAACTACAATAATAAGTTGTTGAAAACAAAAACAACAACTTCATCAAAGAAAACAGGTAGTTCAAATAATTCTAATTCTACACAAGGAAAAGTTACTATTAAGTCTATTGATAAGATTGTTGAGAATGGCGCTAAGATGTACAAAGATGGTACAACAGCACAGCTGGCAAGATACTTGAATAATCTACCTTCTAGTTATGATAATTATATTGGAGATATTCTTGCTCAAATAGGACTATCCCCTAATTGGCTTGATAATTTCTATGCCGGAAAAGTGGCAGCTATTCAAAAATAAAGGAGTCAAATATGTCAACATACTTAGAACGAATGAAGAAGAAAAAAGAGGAAGAGCAATCTCCCTCTTATTCTACTTATTTAGAGAGAAAAGAAGCAAAGAACATTCTGAACGGAACAGATACATTCCTTCAAGATTATAGTGATTTAGTAAATAATCATAATAATACATTGAAAAGTGCAAATAAGTTTCAAAAGAATAATCAACTTAGTAATGATGATTTACATACAAGTATTATAAACGATAGTGATAATTTCAATAATTTAAGAGATAAGCTATCAAAATTCAGAAATGAATTTGTACAAAGATATGGCGAAAAATCTGTATCTAAGATGGAAGATAGACTGTCTAATTTAGGGCAGTCTATTAAGTCAACAAGTAAGAATATTGAAACCATAAAAAATCAAAAAAGTGAAATTAATGCAATTAAAGCTGAAGCTGAAAAACAGTCTGATTTGTTGTATCCAGGTCAAAAAACTAAAAGTGATAATGTATCATCTCTTGAAGTCAATGAAGCAAAACAGTTGACCGGTAACCCAATGGATATTTTATTCAATAATACTAGTGCTAAACAGGATGAAGCATTGGTAAAGAATACAAGAGGTTACGCTAATAAGTATGCTAATATGTCTTATGCTCAGCTTAAAGATTCAGTTGCTAAAAATTCAAATTCTATGTCTGATGATGAAAAGAACTTTGTTCAAAAACTCAAAACAACAAGACTAAGAGAAGAAGGTACTGCAGAAGATGCTAAAAATGAGTATGAACAACTTATTAAAAGTGGAGCTAGTGAAAACAGTCCTGAGGTGGAACATCTTAAAGGAATGTACAAGGAAAAGTATGATAGTGAAAACTACAGTAAACTATCAAAACTATCTGATGATGATGTAATCAAAGCTTTATATAGTGATGTTACAACAGGCTATGGTGCTGACCCTTCAACACAGAATTGGCAACAACAAGAACATTTTAAGAAAGATGATGTTAAATCATATATTACTAATTATGGTTCATTATCTTTACTTAAAAAATATAGAGATTATCTTAAAGAGAATGGCGAGTACACAGAACGCAACGAACTAGCTCATTCTCTTCTTGGAGATACCTCTGCTTTTGATAGTACAAAAAATAAAAATGAAGATGAAATTAATCAGCTTGATGATGTTATTAAGATAAGAGAACAAGAAAACTATATTGATGACACATATAAAGAACTTTCCAAAAGTCACGATTTTGGAAAGTATGGTTTTTTTGCGAAAGGTAAAGACTTAAAAAACATAACAAGCAAAGAAAAATATGATATAGTTATTGATTACTTAAATAATAAGTTTGGTGGTTCTTCTGATGAAGCAAAAGGTTTTAAAGATAACACTGAAACTTATAGCAATTACGTTATAGCACAAGAAGATAGACAAAAAACACAAGAGTTTGCTAAAGAACACCCGGTGTTAGGTACACTGCAGTCAATAGTAACTAACTTAGGAAATTCTTTATCTTTGCTTCCTTTGGCTGATACAGTTGACAGTGTTGTTGGTATTGATATAGATACAAATGATAAGTTACATACTATATCAAGATTAACAAATGACTTGCGTGAAGGTGCTAAAAGTAATTTAGGAGAAACAGGACAGTTTGTCTATGATACTGCAATGTCAGCAGTTGATAGTGCATCATATATTGCAATGGGTAATGCTTTAGGTGTAGCAGGTGAAGCTGCAGGTATTGCTAATGCTACCAACTATGTTCCTGAGATAGTTAATGGTCTTATGAGCAACATTGTGGCACAACAAGCTATTGTTGAAGGTAAGGAAAAAGGTTATAGTGATACTAAAGCTGTGTCAATGGGTATTATTCAAGCTGCAATAGAAGCTATTACAGAACAATACAGTTTAGATACAATCATCAAACACCCAAATCTTCTAAAAGGTGCATTGGTAGAAGGTTCTGAAGAAGTTGCATCAAACTGGCTTAACAATGTTGTTGATGCAGTTGCAAACGGTGACAAGAACAGATATAGACAAGCTATTAATGAATATAGAAAAGAAAATCCTAATGCTTCTGACGGTGAAGCATTGGCAAGTGCCATTTGTGATAGCTTTAAGGATGACGGACTATCATTTATTGCAGGTGGTTTGTCCGGTGCTGCTATGTCAGGAACACAAGTCGGTATTAACAAGGTAAAGCAGTCATCAATAGATAGACAAGTAAGAAATAGTAATATAGAAACTTTAGATAGTATTATCAATAATGACCAGTTTAAAGATACGGAAGTTCAGCATCAAGCAAATTACTTAAAGGATAAGATTCTCAACAAAGATGAAATAACCCGTACTGACGAGTTAAAGCTACAGAACGCACAAATGCGTACTGCTCTTAAAAATAAAAATATAGTACCAGAAGAAGTAATTAATAATACAGCAGCAAAAACAGATATTGAAGTTGCAACTGAAAATGGAACAGAAAAGGTTAAGGCATCTTTTGGAACAAAACATCCAAACGGTATTTTAGCTACTGTTGATGGTACCAATGCTAAAGCAGTTACTAACATTGTTTCATCTAATAGTGGAAAAATGACACTACAAACAGATACTGGTGATACTGTACAACTTGAAGATGTACAGTTTAATAGTCCATCACAGAAAGCTATCTTTGAAAAAGCATCTAAGTATGATACTAATGGTGCAAAACAATATGTTATTGCAGTTGACAACTTCAAAGGAAAATCCAAAATCTTTAACAAAGCTTTTAACAAAGCTTTTGATGCATTATATAAGCTAGGTAACTCAGGGTATGATTATGAGGGTGATATTGCTGAACTAAAAAATTATCCTACACAGATTTTTCAGAAAAAACTAATTAATAATGCTATGGAAGCAAGAAAAGTTTTAGGTGTTAAGTCAATGAATGTTGTTAATGCTGGCTGGAATGACTATGCTAATGCACTAAGAGAAAATCAAAGGCTAACTGATTTAACAAATGAAACATCAGAGCATTTTAAGACTATGTATGATGTTGCTAAGGAAGAAGCGAAAAAATATATCTATAAAGATGGAATTCTTACTTCTGCTGATATTGACAAACCATCAGAGCAACAAAGTAATGTGTCAGAAACACAGAATAGTGTTCAAGAGCAACAGAATGAAGAACCACAGGAGAAAGAGCCAATTAAACTACCTAAGAACGAAAGTGATAAGCTATATAATGAGCTAGTCAACAAATTTAAAGGTAGAGAAGATGAATTTACTGATTTATGGGGTAAAGCTTATTATGCCGGTGCTAGAGGTGTGTCATATAATAGTGTTGCAAAAAACATCAACTATTTGGATGTTATTCGTCAAATAGGTAGCAAAGATGTTCAACGCATTATGGAAGCCGGTAGAAGAGATAGTGTAGCAGAAGTAAAGGCTTTAATGCAAAATTCAAAACCACAAAAGAAAACCGGTGGTAAAGTTGTAGTAGCTGAATCAGCAAAGAAAAAAGTTAAAAATACAGCAGTATTTGAACATATAGCTAATAATATTGGAACTGACATTTATGTAGAAGATATTAAGGATAAGCGTATCAATGGCTACATTGATAAAGACGGAATTCATCTAAACGCTAATCATGGCCAAGAAGGTATGTTGTTTGCAGTATGCCATGAAGCTATCCACAAACTTAAATTAGATAATATCAAGGGTTATACAGAATTAAAGAACTTTGTTATGGATGTTCTTACTGATAGCGGAATGAATATTGATAGCAGAACAATGAATGTTATCAATAACTATCTGGAAACAAATAGTTTGAATAGGGATAACTTAACAGAAGAAGCTGAGGAAGAAATCGTAGCTAATGCTTTTGGTTCTATCATCAGCAACGAAAAGGCTATGAAAAAAGCTTATTCTCTACCATCATCAAAGAAGAACAATCTTGTATCTGCAATTAAGTCAATCATCAACAAACTAAAAGAATTTTTGAATAAGTTGTCAAACCAAATGCCAGAAGTAAAAGCATTAAAGGACAACATTAATGCTCAAATCAAAATGGCTGAAATCTTTGCAAAGAATGTTGAACAGTCAAATTCTAATACGGATAGTAAGAATAAAAAATATCTATATCTAGGTACAGAATCTAAAACTGCGAATATTTCAAAGCTCAATAAGGCTAAAGAAATGGAAGAAGATGGTGCATCATCTGAAAGCATTAGAAAGGCCACCGGTTGGTTTAAAAGTTATGACGGTAAGTGGAGATATGAAATTAGTGATAAAGATATTCAGTATTCAAGAGATGGTAAGTTTACTAATGACCCACAGTTAAAGAGAAAAAATGAACTCTTTAATAAGTTTCTTATGGGTACTATTACATCTGAAGAGATGAAAGAATATAGTAACCTGAATAGTAACAGAGCAGTAAAGCCAGTATTTCTATCAGATTTTGTGAAGCACGATAAATTGTTCAAGTCTTATCCTCAGCTAAAAGATGTAACACTTTCTATTGATAGTGATATGTCTAGCAAAGAAAAGGGCTTTTACGATAACGGACTAAAAGAAATACATATCAATAGTAAATTAACCGGTGCTGAAGCAGTTAAAACAATTCTTCACGAAGTACAGCATGCAATTCAACACATAGAGAAGTTTGCTACCGGTGCAAATGGTAGTAATGAAAACTATAATAGAGTAGCCGGTGAAATTGAAGCTAGAGATAGTGCTCATAGAAGTAACTTTACTGAAGAACAAAGAAAAAACATCCGTCCTGATATTGACAGAACAGATGTTGCATTTTCTAATGATGATATTAGTCTTGCAAAAAGAAGAAATAAGAAAGGTTTTAAGAAAGCCCTTAATGAATATGAATGGCATATTTTTAATTCTTCTATGGTAGATTCACAGGCTAGAGGTTTTAGAGTAGATGATAATGGTATCTTAATACCAGACCAAAATTATGCTCATAATTACAAGTTAGTGTTTTATGATAATTTTGAAGATGGTCCACAAATTCAAGAGGTTTACAAACTTGAAAATTATGATTATAATATGCATGGTGATAATCTTAATATATCTAAATATTTAATAGATATTTATTATGGAAAGAGTGGTATAAATAATGAACTTAGACGAAAAATACTTTACAATTATCTACAAGTTTCAGGAACAATACTCAGAAGATTTAATGTACGAACTGGTAGATGGAATCTTGTCAACAGTGGAGAGAATAGACGAAGTATTAGATTTAGTGAATCAAAAATTGAACGAAGAGCAAATGATGAAAGCGCTAAAGAAAATAAGGAAAAGGGATCAGATACCTTACGAAGATTAAACGATACTCAACTAGGTGCAAACTTACCTGGTAAGAAGTTTTCTATTTTTGAAGATGGCACAGAAAAGAACCTTGTTGCTATGCACAACCTTAGTGCAGATAATCTTGAAACTGCACTAAAGCGTGGTGGACTACCAATGCCTAGCATTGCCGTTACTAAAGATAGTATTTCGCACAATGACTTTGGTGAAGTTAGTGTTCTGTTTGACAAAGACACCATTGACCCAGAGATTAATAACAACCATGTTTATGGTAGTGATGTATATTCGCCAACACATCCCGGTCTTGAATACAAAGTCAACGAAAATAAGAGCAAAGAGGTATATGATTATTTCAAGGATGAATTAAAAAACAAGGATATGGCTTTTAAAGTTAATCCGGTAAACTTTAGTTCAGCTAATTTAAGTAACAAGATTAATTCACTAAAAGGTGAAGAAAACTTTATTGATTCTCTTAAGAGTAATTATGAAATGAAAAACTTCTATCTCTCTCTTAATAATAACGAAGTTAAAAAGGTTAAAGATTTAGTTAATGAAGAAGTTGAAGAAGTTGATGAATTAACTGCTGATTTTTATAATTATCTCTACAATAATATGAATGAAGAGATGAAAGAAATTAAAGACTTAAGTAATCGTGAGTGGTTTAAAAAGTATAAAGAACAATTTAATTCTGTTACCCAATCATATATAGACAAGTGGAAAGGTTCTTCTCTTGCATCTATTAAAGAATTTATTGCTAATGAAGCACGAAAGAACGGAATAAAAATTGCTGCTACTGTTAAGAAAGTTTTAAACTATAAAAATAATAACGGTAAGATTGTCAATACAACAACAGTAAAAGATTATGACGGTGCTAAGAAAGAAATTGATAAGAGAATTAATCAGAAAGATTATGAACAGTGGCTTAAAGCCACATTTAATGGAATTGTTGAAAAGACAGGTATAAGAAAGCCAAATGTTGATGCTTATACTTCTAGAGGGGATAGAAAAAGTTTTGAACAACTGCACTATTCCGACACATTAGATAATATTGTTAAGGCAATGAAAGATGTTCAAAATGGCGAAAGTTTCTTTGGTGGTAATCAGTTATGGGCCATTGGTTCAAAAGAGTACAGCAGTATTAAAGACATTAAAGGTGATTCATCTAGACTACAGATGTTAAGTGATGAAGAACATAGTGAAATCAAAAGTGAATTAGGTGTAAGATTTCAAAATATTGCTAAAGAACTTGTCAATAACACTGATTTAATGAGTTTAGATTCAGCTTATAATAATATAGCTGATGCAGTCAGACATTCAAAGAATGAAAATCAAATGCTGAAGTACCTTAAAGAATATTATCCTAAAACTGCAACATCAGAGATTGTTAGTGAAATAGTCAATCTACTTGATGATGTAAGTAATATGCCTACAGGTTACTTTGAAGCAAAGCCACAGAGAGTGATTTCTCCTAATGAAATCAAAGCAGTTGTTATTCCATCTGGAACATCAGCTAATGTAATTGAATTACTGCAGAAAAATAATATTCCTTATTATGAATACTCTTCTGATGAAAACAGAACTGTTGCAACTCAACAAGCTATTAATGATACTAAAATTCGTTTTTCTAAGTTTGCTGACAAAATCAAAAAAGAAGAAACCCGAAGTGAAAAAGCATTAAAGATGACGAATGAAACCTTGTCAGAACTTCTAAATATGACAGAAGAAAAAGGTTTTGTTGATGATGATAAAGTCTATAATGAAGTTGCAAAGAAAATTTTGAAAAAATATAACTGTAATTTTTCTTCAAAAACTTTTGCTGAAAATGTAAAAACAGTTATGAATTATGCAAACAATCAAAAGGTACTTGATAATAATGATTATATTAATCAGCTTACATATGTTGCTAATGAAGCATTAGACAAACATAGAAGTATCAAAGATAATTTTGCTGAAGAAAGAAAAATTGTTAATGACTATTTCAGTAAAAAGAACTTATTGTTATCAAATAAGCAGAAAGAAATTCTTGACTTTGGCATAGGTGCAAATACATTCATCAATAAAATGTATGGTATGGCCAACATAGTGACTGACAGTAACTTGTTGTCTTCAGATAGTAATACTATGTACTTAAAAGAAGCATATGAGAGTTTGCAAGATGAATTAGGTATTGATTTTCTTCCTATGGCTACTGAAGAAGAAATGCCGGGAAGATTGTTGCAGCTTAAAGAACTTTTAAAGTCACAGATTAATATTGACGGTATGAATAGATATGATGTATCTATGAATATGGTTCAAGATTTTGTTACTGAACTAGCAAAGAGTAAATACTCTAATAAAAATACTGAGATAACAAAGAAGATTAATCAGCTGGTTTCTCAGCAGAAGCAATGGAATAACGAACTGAAAAAAGAGTATAATCAAAAGCTTAGAGAAGAAAAGAAAAAGTATGAAAACAATCTTAAAAAATATCAATCTGAAGTTGGAGATTATAAACAAAAGATTACATATGAAAAGCATCAGAAAATCAATGATTTAAGAGCAAAGCAAAAGGATACTCTTGATTGGTACAAAGACCGAAGAATGCAGACAGTCTATAAGGACAAGATACGCAGAATGTGTAGTAGATTGGGGAAAATGATTAATACGGAAATAAGAAAAGAAGGTATTCCTTTACCTACTAAGCTTATTAGAACTATGTCTAGTCTAGCTGATATTATTGATCCTGGTACTACACGAAACGGTAACAAAGTCACAGGCTATTCAACTTTCATGAAGTTAAAGTCTATCTATGATGGATTAAAAGAAGCTGAGAATGAAGCTAACCAAGGTTCTGCTGAGGGTATTTATGCACTGCACTATCAAAAAGCTATTTCAAATTTAATTGAAGAATTAGCTGTACAAATTGACGAAACACCTCTTAACAAGCTAAATGGCTATCAGCTTAAAAAAGTTTATGATACTTTGCATATGGTTGAAAATAACTTTAGAGATGCTAAAAAAGTTATAGTTAAAGGTAAAACAATTGAATATAGCAAACTAGGCATACAAACCATATATGATTTAAGAGATGTTAGAGGCAATCTAAGGGAAAACTCTGATAAGAATAAATTTGGTGTACCAAAACTTAATAGATATGCAAACTATCAATTAGATTTTCTTCGTTTTATTAAAAGACTTGTTGGATATAATGAAGAATCACCACTATACCAACAGGCTATGGAATTTGATAAAGCAGATAGTAAAGAAGCAAGAATTAAAATGGAAAGCATGCAGCTCTTTACAGATGTTATGGCAAAAATGAAAGCAACAAAAGCAGAAGGTTATAAGCACAAATCTGTACTAGATGTGTTTGACGGTGAAAATGCTAAAATGCTTGATTTTGGACTTAAAGATAGATTTACCGGTGAGCCGGTGAAAATATCTGCAGCTATGGCAGTAAGTATCTATCAAATGAGTAAGAACGAAGATAACAAAAGGCACTTTGTTCTTGGACAAAAGAATGGTAGAAATGTTGATGTCCCTGGCGGCTTAAATATTCCAAATAATTCTCTGTGGCAAAAAGGAAAGAAATCAGAAGCAAGAAGTCTTCATCATACAGTAGTTATGAGCGAAGGAACTTTAGATAAGATTTCTAAATATGTAATTAATAATGAATTGCTATTAGAATTTTCAAATGCCACAGATAAATTTTTTAATGAAGTTTCAAGAAAGTATATAGATGAAACTGCTAAAAGATTATATGGCTATCCTATCAGCATTGAAAGTCATTATTATCCTATTAATACTAATTCAAACTATGTTGTAACTGATTTTGATACGGTAGTTCGTAATGCAAGCCTTGAAAATAAAGGATTTACTAAGAATAGAACTAATGGTCATAATCCAATTTGGCTTGATGATGTTACAGAAGTTATTAATAATCATATGAATGGTTTAGCAAAATATGCTGCATATACACCAATCATAAGAGATTTTAAGAAAGTATATAACTATACTGCACCGGATTACCAAACAAGTGTTAAGGATGAAATCGAAAAAAGATGGGGTGCTTCTGCAACTCAGTACATAAAGAATTTTATGGAAGATTTACAGAAACCTTATACCTCTAATCCGGGCTTTTCAAAGTGGAGAGGTAGATTTGCTCAATCTGTATTGGCTATGAATCTATCAGTAACTATGAAGCAAGCTGCATCTTATCCAACTGCAGCAGCAATTATTGGATATAAACCATTAGCAAAAGCACTAGCATACGGTGAAAATGCAGAAGGTGAGAAAAAGATTTTGTTTTATAGAGCTAATAGAGCAGAGATTAACTCTATGACCGGTGTTTTCTTTGACCGTTATCAAGGTGATAATACAGCAGAAATGAGAGAGTTTATTACTGATAATGGTTGGGCTAAGAAAGTTCCTTACCTAATGAATTGGATACAAAAAGCTGATGTGGCAACAACAGGTCGCTTGTGGCAAGCATGTAAGTATTATGTTGAAGATGAACTAAAAATTCAGAAGTATAAGGAAAACGGTAAAGAATATACTGATGAATATAAGGAAGCACTTGTAGATACATATGAGAAAGTTATTAAAAATACTCAGCCACAATATTCAACAGTTCATAGACCGGCTGTTCTTCGTTCTCACAATGAATTAATGAGAACACTTACAATGTTTATGACACAGAGATTACAAAACTTTGGCATAATGTTTGAAGCAACAGGTAATTATCGAGCAAAGGCAAAAGCGTATTATAGTAGCAAAACTGAAGCTAATAAAGTAGCATTAGATAAAGCAAAGAAACAATTTGTTAGAAGTATTAGTTCTCAAATTGTTGCAGGTATGACATTATCTGCAATGACACTATTAGCAAAAGCTATGATTCATGGTTTAGATAGATATAAAGATGATGAAGGAGAATTAACTTGGTTAAGTATTCTTTCAACATTTAGTTCAGACTTTATGGAAACAATGAGTGGTTGTGTTCTGTGGGGTAGTGAAGCATATGAGGTAATATCTAATTTTATTAAAGTTATTAATGGTGGAACTGTATATAACTCTGATATAGTTGATTTAGGTGCTTTTAATACTATTAATGATATTCAAGATGCTGGTATTGGTATGCTTAGGACTTGCCTTGCAGATGAATTTGACGAAAGCAAATTCAATAAGTATTCATATAAAATTGCTTCAGGTGTTGCAAAGGCTTTTGGAATACCACTTGATAATGCGAAAAATATCATAATGGGTGGTGTTAATCTTGTTAAGGACTGCGTGGACAATGGTTCACCTTTAGCATTCAAAGCAGGTAGTAATATTTCATTATCAACTAGTGACTATGCTGAACATTTGTATGAATATCTTGTCAATAATGATAAAGAGGGTTATACAAAGCTATACAATAAAGCAATGGCAGACGGTATTGACAGTAAAAAAATTCAAACTGCCCTCAAAGAGCAACTTGTTGGTAATGAGTTTGTACAGAAAGCTGCAGTAGCACTTCATAATGATGATATTAATACATATGAATCTAGTTCTAAGGTGCTCATACTTCAAGGTTTTGATGCTGATACTGTCAAGAAAGCAGTTGACTCTTACATTTCTCAGTATTTAGAAAAAGAGGAAGATAAGAAAAAAACGAAGATTAAAGATGATTATACAGAAAAAGAATTGTTTGATAATAATCAAGGCCAAACAGCACAATATAGTTATGATGACCTATGGAGAGCAAAAGAAAATGATAGTAGTTCATATCAAACTATCTATGATTCATTAATAAAACAAGGTAAAAAGCCTAGTGCTATTAATTCAGCTATGAAAGCAAGAGAAAAGAAAAAGAAAGAAAAAGGAGAACAGAATAATTAATATGCAGAAGAGGTTAGCATTTAGCTAACCTCTTCTTGTGTTTTGTTAGAATATCAAAAATTATATAATATTTATTAAAGGATGTGATGAAGTGTGAATACTATCCCATTTAAAGTAAATAAGAATACTATTCAAAAAATAGGTGGTTATTCCATAGCGAGTTCAGAAAATAACTATACAAAGTTTGATTTTCAATTCTCTGATGATTGGAACAAGGTTGGAATACAAGTATCAGCTACTATGTTTTTTGATTCAGATAAAATACCGGATCCAGTTCTTCTTTCTATGAGGAACGATAACACAGGTTATTGCTATTTACCGTCTGCACTAAAAGATGATCACGGCATTCTTAAACTTGGTCTAACAGGTGCGTATGTTGATGATAATAATGAAAAAGTTGTTATTAACACATTACTAACATCATTAACAGTAGGACCAGGAGCATATATGACCAAGTACCCAGCTAATGATATATACAAAGATATGTTAGCTAGAATAGCTTCATTTGATAAATCAAAGCAAGACAGATTAATTTGTAAGAATGGTATTACTATTGATAAGGATAGTAACATTTCTGTTGATGATGATTATGTAATTACAACCGGTAATATTCCCAAATATGTTGATCCAATAAAAAAAGAAATTGAACAACTAGAGAAAAATAAATTAAATGGTATGACTATTAGATGTACTGATTTATCTGAATTATTAAATTATGAACCTGGTATTTATCTAGCCCTTTTAAATTGTGCCGGATTTTATGAATCATCACAGTTAGAAGAATGTGAAGTACTTATTGATGAATACGGAATTACTATCTATATAGTACAAGCAGGATTATTTTATTTCATTACAAAAGAGCAAATGTCCAATGGTGAGATGCCAGAGAAACTTAATCTAAACATAAATGAAATTGATGCATGCTTAGCAAAAAAGGCAGACAAAATAGATGTAGATAATTCGATTGATGAAATAAAAGCCGATTTAGATACTAAAGAAAACACCTCTAACAAGAAAAATGCTATTGACGGAAGCTCTGTCTTTTATCCCAGCAACATAGCTGTTAAGAACTATGTTGCTAAAGAGCTGATTGAACCTAAATCGGAAATTGCTCAATTGAAACTTAGTAAGGCTGATTTAGTGCAAAGTCATAATTTATTTGATTGGGACAAACTATTAACAACAAAAAGTAATATCT